GTGTTCGAAGTGCATGCGATCACCAAGCAGTCAACTGGCGTGCTGAAGACCTTTCGGGTCATCTCGGTGCCGTCCAGCACGACCCTCGTCATCACGCCGCCGATCATCAGCAACCAGGGCGGCAGCGATGCTGAGGCGCAGTATCAGAACTGCGTGGTCACGTCGGCTGCAAGCAACGCTGCCATCGCGTTCCAGAACACCGTTTCGGGCAACATGAATCCGTTCTGGCAGAAGGACGCGCTGGAAATCCTGCCGGGGCGCTACGCTGTGCCTACCGACGCAGGCGCTGCCGTGATGCGTGCTTCCACTGACCAGGGCATCGAACTGGTGATGACCAAGCAGTACGACATCAACACGATGAAGACCAAGTACCGTCTGGACACGCTCTACGGCGTGGTCAACAAGCAGCCGGAAATGTCGGGCATCATCATGTTCTCGCAGACCTGATCGCTGACCAGGAGTAAACGAAATGAGCAACATTGTCGCAGTCAACGGTCGCGCGACCGTCACCGTCCCGGCCGCCGATTCCATCGCTGTCTACACGCAGGGCCAGGCGCAAGTCTCCCGCGTGCTGGGTTATCCCAACTATCCCGACCAGGCCACGCTGCTGGGCACGGTCACCAACGGGCAGACGGTCTTCGGATCGTATGCCTCTGGTGCCACCATCATCGTGGAGGCTGTCGGCGCGCTGCCCGTGTTCTACGAGGTCGGTGTCTCGCCGGTTGTTCAGCAGGGGCGCCTGTCGACCGCCAGTCAGGGCGCGCCGACAGACATCGCTGACGGAGGCTCGATGGTTGCGACCGCTGCCGGGCTGCTGTCGGGCATCGTGACCGCAACCCCGACGACTGGCCGTAGCATCGCTCTGCCCACTGGTGCCAACATGGATCTGGCGAGCGAGTTCCTGATTGGCGACAGCATCGACTGGTCGCTGATCACGCTGGCTGCGTTCGCGCTGACCATCACCAACGCGGCATCCGGCAACACGCTGGTTGGCCTCGGCGCCACAGGCGCGACCTCTGGCAGCGCGGCTCGGTTCCGTACACGCAAGACGGCGGCCGACACGTTCGTCACCTACCGTCTGGCCTGACCGCAGACGCACGCGGGCGGTTAGGGTTGGGAGTTCCCGGCCGCCGCCCGCGTTTTCATATCTGGAGCCAACCATGCCGCTGAAGAAGGGTTACTCGCAGAAGTCGATTGGTGCCAACGTCTCCAAGGAGATGAAGGCCGGCAAGCCGCAGAAGCAAGCCGTGGCCATTGCCCTGAATACCGCTCGCACCGCTGCCATGCAGGCCGGCAAGCCTAGCAAAGGCCCTGCACCGAAGGGCAAGAAGTGAAGAAACCAGCAGGCCTGTACGCCAACATCAACGCCAAGCGCGAGCGTATCGCCGAAGGCAGTGGCGAGAAGATGCGCAAGCCTGGCGCCAAGGGCGCGCCGAGTGCTGCCGCATTCCGTGAGTCGGCCAAGACCGCCAAGCCGAAGGGCAAGAAATGATGGAATTTCCAACGTTCGTCTATCGTTGCCCAGGCCCGCACTTCGGGCCTCCTCACACGACCTACGGGACGCTCGATGTGGCCTCCGAGGACGATCTGATGGTTGCGCTGGCAGACGGATGGCACCCTACCCTCAAGGCGGCAGCGGATGCGTTCTTGGGCCTCACTGAGCCCGCGCCCGCGCCCGCAGACAACGCCCCGCCGACCCGCGCAGAGATGGAACAGCAGGCCGCGCTGCTGGGCATCGACATCGATCGACGCTGGAGCGACAAGACGCTGATGGCCAAGATCACCGCAGCCATGACACCGCCGGCCCAGGCCGACGACGACCCGATCTGACAGGAGCACAAGCCATGATCTACGGCCCTTTCGCAGCACGCTACGGCGCCGGCCAGACACTCGCCACTTCGACCAGCTCGGCCAGCACCACCATGGGCCTGGGCAACAAGTGCCTGCGCCTGATGAACCTGGACGGCACCAACGCCATCCATGTTCGCACCAGCACCGGGGCCAGCACGGCAACCACGGCTGATCTGATGGTTCGTTCTGGCCAGTCGATCATCATCCAGAAGGATCAGGACCACGACACCGTGTCCTACATCGCTGCGGCCGGCACACCGAACCTGCGCGTCGAGCCTGGCGAAGCCGGCATCTAACCATGGGCTACTCCAAGCGCCAATTCGTCGAGGCCGCGCTGGAGGAGATCGGCCTGGCGTCCTACGTCTTCGACCTGAGCCCGCAGCAGGTCGAGAGCGCCGTGCGCCGGCTGGACGCTCAGATGGCATCGTGGAATGCCCTGGGCATCCGCGTGGGCTACCCACTGCCGGGCTCTCCGCAGGACACCGGCCTGGACGACGAAACGAACGTGCCTGATGCCGCCTACGAGGCGATCATCACGAACCTGGGCATCAAGCTGGCGCCCAGCTACGGCAAGACGGTTTCACCCGACACCAAGGCCACGGCCAAGCGCACCTATGACACGCTGCTGTCGCGGGCGGCCATGCCGATGGAGATGCAACTGCCCGCGTCCATGCCGCGTGGTGCAGGTGCCAAAGCCTACGATGACCCGTTCGTGGACAACCCCGAAGAACCCATCCTGGCGGGCCGTGACGGCCAACTTGAATTCTGAGAGGCGCACATGCCGACGATCAATCAACTCCCGCTGCTGACGCAGGTTTCCGCAGGCGACCAACTGCCGGTCTACAGCCCGAATAACGGTGACGCACGGCGCCTGCCGATGTCGGCCCTGCTGTCGTACTTCCAGCAGCAGTTCGCATCGCCCACGGTGGCCGTGAACCTGTACGTGCCGGCGACGGGCTTCAACATCGCGGCGCCCACGCCGATCAGCGAGCAGCAGTGGATTGTGTTGCAACCCGCCGGCACGCTAGCCACCGGCACCGTGACGCTGCCACTGAACACCTCGACGCCTGACGGCACCGAGATTCTGGTGACGACCACGCAGACCATCACCACGTTTGCCGTGGGGCTGAACGGCGCAACGGCAGCGTTTGGTGCGCCTACCACACTGGCGGCCAATGCTTTCTTCCGCCTGCGGTTCTACCAGGCCACCAACTCCTGGTATCGCATCGGCTGACCTGAAGGCATGGAGCTGCTGACATGCAAATCCCCATCGTCTCTGGCATTTACACCGACAGCGGCCCTGACCTGCGCACGGCCTATCCGGTCAACTTCTTAGTCACGCCCAAGGGCAGCGGCATCAGCGATGCCTACCTTCGCCCCGCTGACGGGATCGTGAGCGACGGTAGCGGCCCAGGCACTGACCGGGGCGGCATCGAGTGGCGCAACACGCTCTACCGGGTCATGGGCACCAAGCTGGTGAGCATTGCCAGCAATGGCGCCGTTACCGTGCTGGGCGATGTGGGCGGCCCCGTGGATGAGCTGGTCGCGTTCGACTACTCGTTCGACCGCCTGGCCGTCGTGTCCGGTGGTCGGCTGTACTACTGGAACGGCGCCACGCTCACTCAGGTGACGGACCCGGACCTCGGCACGGTGCTGGTTGATGTGGTGTGGGTTGACGGCTATTTCATGGTCACGGACGGCGAGTTCCTGGTGGTCACGGAGCTGAGCGACCCGACGCAGGTGAACCCGCTGAAGTACGGCAGCAGCGAGGTGGACCCTGACCCCGTGGTGGCCCTGCTGAAGCTGCGCAACGAGGTCTATGCGCTGAACCGGCACACCATCGAGGTGTTCGACAACGTAGGCGGCGATCTGTTCCCCTTCGGGCGCATCGACGGCGCTCAGATCCAGAAGGGCGCCATCGGCACCTTCGCGTGCTGCGTCTTCAACGAGATGATTGCCTTCCTGGGCTCCGGGCGCAACGAGGCCCCCGGCGTTTACATGGGCGCCAACGCCACGGCACAGAAGATCAGCACCGACGAGATTGACCGCCTGTTGTTGACCTACACCGAGTCGCAACTGGCGCGGGTGAAGCTGGAGGCCCGCAACGACAAGAACCACCAACTGCTGTACGTCCATCTGCCCGACCGCACGGTGGTGTTCGACCTCGCGGCCACGCAGGCGCTGAGCCAGCCGATCTGGACGACACTGACCACCACGATTACAGGCTTCGCGCAGTACCGCGCCCGGAACTTCGTCTGGGCCTATAACCAATGGTGTATCGGCGACCCGGCGTCGTCGGCCATCGGGCACACTGTGGACACGCGCAGCGACCACTGGGGCCAGACGGTGCGCTGGGAGTTCGGCACGATCATCGTCTACAACGCCGGCAGCGGCGCCCTGTTCCACGAACTGGAACTTGTGGCGCTCACGGGCCGCGTGGCGCTGGGGCTGGACCCGCAGATCAGCACCAGCTACTCCCTTGATGGCTCGGCCTGGGGGCAGGACCACTACATCCGCGCCGGGGCTATCGGCAACCGCGCGAAACGCCTGGTGTGGCTACGGCAGGGCTCCATGCGCCACTGGCGTATGCAGCGGTTCCGTGGTGACAGTCAGGCGCACCTGTCGTTCGCCCGCCTGGAGGCGCAGATCGAGGCGCTGGCGTACTGATGGCCGCGTCCAAACTCAACCTCACGCGGGATCAACTCGCGTCGTTCCTGCAAGACCATGAGCAGGTGCGGCAGTTCGAACGCCTGTTTTCGAACGCTCGCCAGTTGGAGCCCACCACGCTGGTGGATTTGTCCATCGCTGCCGGCACTGCCGACCAGAAGGCTACCGAGGCGCTGGGCGCTGTGGCCACACTGGCGCAGGATGCCGCACTGCAGGCCGAGGCCAAAGCACAGCAGGCGCTGGACGCCGTCGAGCAGATGCGCACGGCGCTGGAACTGTTGACCCTGGCCCCGCCGCCGCGTGAGTTCAAGCGGTCGCGCTACGGGTCGTTTTACAGCACCGCCACGCAAACCGCGGCGACCATTAACACAGCCACCGGGGTAACGCTGAACACCACGGACCTGTCATCCGGCGTGTTCCTGAGCGGTTCTCCGCAGACGCGCATCAACGTGGACACGGACGGCATTTACAACCTGCAACTGTCCATACAGCTTGACAAGACGAGTGGCGGCACCGCCGAGTTCTACATCTGGTTTCGCAAAAATGGCGCGGACGTTACGGACTCGGCCAGTCAGATCAGAATCCAGGGCAACAACGCCGAGATTTTCTCGGC